AAGCCACTTGAGTAGTAGACAGTACCACATCATTAGTTCCATCCGTACCCGCTAGATATATTTCAACATCAGTATCATTACCTGCTGTTGGATTAGCATTATAAACCGTAATTATCTTTCTACTCACTTTCGATACACTCCCCGTCTTCCCAACTTATATGCACACCATCCACCCACATCCAACACTCATCAATTGTGATGTCAGGTCTAGTCCAAGGAATACCGGGTTCTTCTAGTCTCGGTTTAAAATAATCCATTGGATGTCTTAATTCATAATCATCAGAACATACCAGTAACCCATCCCATCTACGTCTAAGATCAGAAGCTTTGAATTTCATACCACAGACTTGACACAGGCCATTCCAATCTCCCATGTACAATCTGTCTTGGTACTTACGATTTTTAGGCATTACAATGTGTCAATCCAGTCTGTCTCTACCTCTTCATTGGTAGTAGCTAGATAATCATGTACTTTATACGAATGTTTCTCCCATTGAGCACCCCATAAATATGTGCTATTTCCGGCTGGTGCTGGAGGCGCTTCAGATGTTTCCGGGTAGAATAAAAAAGATAGTAAATTTCCTATCGTATCTTCTAATCCCCATACTACAACTTTAATTCTAGCCCAACCATTCCCCACCAGTTCAAACGAAGATGTACTCTTACTTGACAGTTTAACAACATCTTCTATTTCACTAACTTCAGAACCAGAGAAATGAATCTTCATCCAGTAATGATGTTGATCTGTATCTGTATCATATACAGTAAATTCACAGTAATCAGCATCATCCTGCTTGACATAAAAACTAACTGCTACTGGCAATCCATCAGATAAAAAACTCTGGGATATACCAGAGGCTTCTTGTGTAGAATCTCCAACAACTCTATCTGCTGTTGCATTACCATCTGGATCATTTGTAGCATTAGCTACAACAGTACAACCCAACTGTAGTTTCCAGATAGCATACTCTTCATGCTCTGTCAATGCTTCATTTTCGTCCAGTTGCTGCGAATACAATATAGAGTTATTAGATACCCATGCATCTGCTGCATCACTGGAATCGTCTGGAGAGGTATAGGGAACACTAATGATTTCAGGTTCTGTTTTATAGAAGTCTGATATATGTCTCCTCTCGTAATCCTCTTGACAGACGATCAAACCATCCCACCTCTCTCTGAGGTCGGATGCTTTGAACTTAAATCCACAAACATCACACACTGCATTCCAGTCATCCAGATACAGTGTGTTCTGCTTTTTAGAGCGTATTGGCATTAATAGGTTGTGAAAACAGTTACAGCAAGTTCAGCCGTATCCGTATAGGAATTACACACAACACGCATTGCTTTGCAAGGCCAAGTACCTAACTTGGACGTTATATCCGCAGACTTGTTAGCAATAGTAGCATCGTTAATCCACGTATAATCTGCCTGAGCAGTACCGGATGCGAACACATCGCTGTAGGTAACTTCAACATCGAAGTTTGCAGTACCAGTCAAATCGCAAGATACTGATGGAGCATAAGTCCGATAATAATCAAGCGGAATGGTACGAGTAGCAAATTCGTCTACCCAACCAATATCCACTTCATGAGCACCGAGAGTTGCACTCCAAGTAATAGAACTTACAGTAAGAAAGTATTTAGCACTTTCCACTGTCTGATCTGCTGCCGGGCCAGTAACAGCTTCTGTCTGGGCTTTTCCATCGGGATCAGTACCAGTAATTGTAAAAGTAATGCCAGACTTGTCTTGACTACTCTTCTCCTGAATACTAATCTGATGCGCCAAACCATCTCCAGCACTTGTAGCTGCCAATGTTGCGGGACCAGCACCAGTAGCCCCGTCTTGATATCCAACCAAACTTGCATTTGCTGGATCAAGGTCTAAATAAATAGGACGCATAGCTTCACCTCTTATATAGTGGCTAGGGCTGTATTTCTACAACCCTAGCTTACTATTTCAACCATTAATCGTCAGCATGAGCAACCATAGTAGCAGATACTAAGGTAGTGGTTTCACCCGGTCCAGCCACTTCACCAGTATGGGTGCGATCATGGAAAATCTTATCGCCTACCCAAGCTGCGGCAACCGTAGCCACATTGGTAAAGCCAGTGTTATTAACAGCAACACCAGTTGAATTGGTCAACAGTTCCAGAACAGGTTCCGTACCAACATTAGTCGAACCACCATTAACCAAGATGTTATCTTTCAACAGAAGTTCTGTAGAAAGCGTAGTATCACCATTGATATTAGCAGTCGAATAATCACCAGTAATCAAGTTACCGATAATATGAGTACGATGGGTATCAGCATCAAGCAGAATTGCATTTACTGCATGAGCCTGTAAACCCATTTCGATAATATTATCAATAATCAAGCAACCAGTATTGTTGTTGGTAAGACGAATACTGGTAACAAATTCATCAGTAGTCGTTGTTTCCACATCAAACAAACAGTTTGAAACCGTTGCATAATCAACACCATCTTCAATATCCAGAGCAATCAATACTTCAGTTACATTGGCATGAAAATTGATATTATGAATGGTGCAATTATCTGCACCGATAGCAATTTCACCAGCGGCAGCAGTGTAGTCAAGACGCGGACGAAGTGAACCAGTACCGCAACCTACAACAGCCACACCAGCTTTATCAATATCAATTGCATCAGCAGCAGCAATTGTCTCAATATGTCCCGGCATTACAGCGATAATATCGCCACGACCAGCAACACACCGACCAACAGCATAGTCAATAGTACGGAAAGGTTTCTGGTAAGTACCAGCACCAGCTACATCACTACCAGCAATACCACCTTCAGCCAAAACACTAGAGTTATTTACCCAGAATACTTTACCGGGATGGAGTTGTAACAACGGCATACCACGAATGGTAACACCATTGAGAAAACCATGTGGATAATTTGAATAAGACATATAGCCTCCAATAAATTAAGGAAATGTGGGGAGAGTATGTCTACCCTCCCCAACAGCTCCAACTACTTAACTAACACCACCGCAACCATAAAAACCACGAGGATCGGTCCAGCCGAAGCTGTAACGACCAGTAGCCTTATACTTGGCATTGTCAGTGTCAAAATCATTATCCATCGTGAAATCATCAGCACGACGCTCGAAATGCTTCATGCCATCCTTCACATTGGTACGGATGAACCAGTCATTGGAATCATCCAGATAATGATTAACAACCACACCACCGGGGAACTTGCCCATGTTCTTAAGAGCGTTGATGTCATTGTCAGCCGTACCCACACGCAGAGGCGTGTTCAGGATACGATCAGCTTCAAACACCAGATCCGGGGGGATGATTAGCGTCTGAGGGATAACGGCAATACGCAGTCCACGGTCATTCGTGTACTTCATAATGTCGATACTTGCCTGCTCCAAAGCTGCCTCGGAGAGAGCAGCAGGAGTGGACAACTCATTCGCATACGTACCACCAGCAACATTGGGATGCAGCAAAGAACTAAGTTCTACGCCATCACCACCAAGATAACTGGAATTGTCAGCACGATTGTAGACATTAGCACCAACAATCTCCTTGGTCTGACGCATGGAGAAAGCAAGAGCCTGCGCCCGCTTCTTACCAATAACGTCATAAAGATCATCGTCTACCATCTCACGAGTGATGATGAAACCCAACCCATACGTTACATGCTGGTAACGAGTCAGGAAACCCTGCTGTGCAGTATCATACGAGACTGATGCACCTTCCCCTTTAACAGAGGCAAGCCCAAACATACTCGTACCCATATCCTCTTCAAATGCCTTGCGACTAGACGAGGTTTCGAACAGTTTCGTATACTCAACAGGATGTTCAGAATACGCCTGCCCGTACCACGCATTTACACCCGGCCAGAGGGCTTTTGCAAAACTACTACTTGTAATCATTTATTATCCCTCCTTATTCCTGAGTAAATGCTTGAGTGATGAACTGAACGTAGTAACTTGCATTCACCAGAGTCGGATCATTACCCGGTCCCTGCGGAATTTCAACAATTTCTACGTCAGTATTACTGGAAGTCGTAATTTCCATGTTGCTACGACCAGCAGCATTGCCACTAGTACCAGTAATATCAGCAGTGCTTCCAACAACGGAAGCAGAAAGATCCACAGCACTCTGCACTTCAAAAATCATATCCTGTACTGGAACGTAAAAAATTACGAAATCAGTATTGGTATGATCGGAGTCATCGTACCAGATTTCATTGAGATTACCCGGATTAATACCCGTGCAAACCCAACCAGTCATGGGATCTTTTTTACCCACTCCTACACAAACACCCAGAAACGCTGCGTCATTGGTAGCTGCTTTATCCGCAGTACCAGTATCCAGCGTCAAGGCATCACCGATATAAATATCAACACCATCTTTCGGTGTAATAGCGCGGCATTCACCACGCCACGGAGCGCCAGAAGTGTACTTTACCGGAGTAAAGCCACGAGGACGATCTACATTAGCCATAATTAACCTCCAAAGTTAATTGTAATTAAAATTCTCAACATTGGAGATGCACACGATAGAGTTAATCAATTGTAACTTTCCCATACGTTCCATCTTTCCCACTGTTGAGGGTTCTTTTCAAATCTGCTTCGGA